TCCCTCGCCGCCTCCCTCACCTCCGCCGCCGCATCCGCCGCCTCCCTCGCCGCCCGTTTCCAACTGGAAAGTGCCTCCGCCTCCGCCAGCTCCGCCTCCTCCCTCGCCGCCACCTTCCTCTTTACCTTTTTCGCCGCCCCCTTCCTCGCCTTACTCGCCGCCTTACTCGCCGCCTTACTCGCCTCCGCCGCCTTACTCGCCGCCTCCCTCGCGTTATCTGACTCAGCCCCCACCATCGCCCCACCCTTCATCTTAAATTTTCTTTTACTTCTTTTATTTTTTTTCTGTTTATTAATCAATGGTGTCCTTTTATTCTTTTTCTGTTTATTAATCAATGGTGTCCTTTTATTCAGACGTTTAACTGATCTCCTGGAAACTTTAATTATACTCTTAATCCGAGATTTAATAGAAGTTTTCTTTTTCCCCCTCGATTTTTTAATTGAACGCATTGATACTTATACTCATAAAAAAAATAAAAAATTAATTAAACAACACTTCAACCAATTTTTTATCTTCTTCAGATTCAAGATTGTGTTTGTCTATGTTCACCTTAAAAAGGACATAAAGATCTCCTCTACAATTCTTTATAGGATCTTTTAAACCCAAATACTTTATAGTATGAGTGTTATTTTTACTATTTTTAATCATAATATCTGTTTCTCCTAAATGAAATGGAAAATAATCTCCATAGTAATATTGGTATAAATTTATTTCTTGTTCATAAATTAAATCATAATTTTTAACTCTGAAACCTTGAAGATCTCCGAGAATATTTATTATAAGAAAACTATTATCAATTTTAATCTTAATTCTGTAATTGTAATCTGTGATAAATAAATGATAAGATCTTTTTTCAGTTATTATTTTAATCTGTTTAAAATTATTTTCATAAATATCGTGAAATTTAAAGCATAAATTAATCGTGTAATCTTCTATTAATTGAGAAGCATCTATTGTTTTTACGTTTTCATAAATTAATTCTGTTGATTTTTCTTTTTTAGGATGAAATATATTATTATATTTAGATTTCATCTTTTTTTTAATATTTTCTCTAATATGTTCTGGTAAAGATTTATAGAGGATCTTTATAAATTTAACTTCAGTTGAGTTCATTATTTTTTCATAATAAGAATGTAATAATTCATAGTCCTGTTCCGTGAAATGTAAATCAAACTCTTCATTCACATTATAATCTATTTTCATATCATAAAGATATCTTTTTTTAGGATTCGATAAAGTCGTATAAGCTTCAGATAATAATTTAAATTCTTCACATTTTTTTAGATCACCATTATGTTTATCTGGATGATATTTCCTTGCCAGTTTATAATAGTGTTTCTTAATCTGTTTCGTTGTTGCATTTCTATCAACTTGTAATATCTGATAGTAATTCATTACAAAAAAATAAAGGATAAGTTTTATATATATATATATATATATAGTAAATGAATACAGGTTGTTTAACATTGGTAACATTGCTAATTATTGCATTATTAATGACAGATTTAACTTCTTTACCCGTTTTAAAAGAAAATAAAAAATTAATTATAGGATCACTAATCATATTTTATATTTATCATGGATACACGACTAATTTTAAATTAGAAGATAAAGCTTGTGGATCATGGTGTCAGAAATTAAAGGTCTAACGATTGAATATTAACGATTCCAGGGTTCAACGTAATCATATCCGAAATAATCGAAGATGTCTTTTTCCTTCTTAAACTTTTCGGTAAATTTCTTATCTTTGTCTACGAACTTTACACCATACTCATTCAAGGTATATCCTCTCTCTAAAAGCTCGTTCCTCATTTTCACATTAAAATCCGCTGATCCGGTGAAATAAAGAACTGCGAATGGATACTCTTGTGGTTTCGTGTACATAATATCAATTCTTCTAGCATATTCACTCATATCACTTTTCCCCATACCCATGTATTTCTTAGATCCCCTAGCGAGATCATCAACAAGATACCCCTTTTCTTTTAGCGAATCAATAAACTTTTCATAAGTGTCCTTCTTAGTAGCCTTAAGAAGAATATCTATGTCTCCGCTATCGTCCTTCCTACGCCGGTACGAACCTGCGATCGTTAGTTCCGCCCTGTTGTCTACTTCTTCAAGCGTATCTCTGAACATTTCTTCTAACTGCTGAATTTCTTCATAAGGGATCCTCTTCCGAACATCTTCATAATATTTTAGGCCCTTCATCTGAACATCATTTAGATGTGCACTGATGTCTTCACACTTCTTCAAGTCTTCAATACTCTTGAATCCAGCCTTAATAAGTTTATCCGCTGCCCCTGGTCCCACACCATGAATAATCTGAAAGACCTCCTTTAGAGATATTTCACCCTTTTTTCCCAAGACTTTTTCATATTCAGGGCAAGTCCCCGTTTCCACAATGAGACGAATCTTATCCTTGAGACCTTTACCTAATCCAGATATTTTAGAAAGATTTTCTTCTGTCAGATCTGAATCCTTGGTAAAACTCTTAAGACCTTGGAGTGTTTTCGTGTATGCTCTTGCCCGGAAGAAGTCTTTCTCTGTCTTGTGCTTCTTTTCAATTGCCTTAAAGATCTTTACAATCTTTTCAAGATTTTCCGAACTATCCTGATTTTCATCCTTAAGGACTACATCTGTCCTGGTCCTAAGATAACGACCGAATCGGGGAATACCCTTATCGGTGAAACCGGAACACTCATACGTAATGATTGTCCCTACCGGATGAGTTTCCTTGTAGTTCAGACGAACATCGTCGTCCATGCCAGATAGAGTGAATTCGTGGTCTGGATCTTGGTCAATTGTCATATAGGTATCGTGATTGACCAGAGGCTTACATACGAATCCACCCAACATGGTTTTATACTTACCTTTCCCCGGTTTGTAATCGACAATGATGGCTTCTCTGTCGAATGAAGGTTTGTATTTCAGCATATCAGATGATCTCCCCCCTTTATATAGACTCAGAGGATGCTTTAACATGATACCCTCACCGCCAGCGTCAATTATAGTCTTGTAGTAATCTTCCATTCTCTTGATGCTTGTGACCTTCTTCTGTTCCGTATAGACGAGAGGACAATCCAACTTATCATATGGATAAGGTAACTCGTTGCGTTTCTTGTTCCACGATGCCTTCGCAATCTTTACAATATTGATGAGATCTTTCTGTCTGTATAAGAAAGTCTTTCCATCGTTCGTAATATCGTAAACATTGAAGGAAATATCTAGCCATTCTTCGTCAACGGGTATCTTCTTCCTGACGGTGCCCATCATCTGGAAGTTTTCTCTTCCAGCCCACAACTCCCCATCCAGAACACGACCTTTAAGGAGTTTTTTGGATGGCATTGCTTCCTTGAACCAATCAGGGACATTAAACTCTTTTTGTGCCCTAGATATGAAAACAAGGCGACCGGTATAATCATAGAAAATCAGGCATCGGTATCCGTCGAACTTTTCAGAGGCATACCATCCCAACGGGGGTACACGGAACTCTGTCTGATCTTTAGAAGATCCCTTCATCCCTTTCTCAAATTCTTTCGCGAGCATCGCATTCATTGCTGAGTTAAGATCCGACATTCTTTCTCTATTAATTACTATTCTTCTAAAGTTTAAATCAAATTTACTTGTGATAAGTTTAAAAGAATTCCTTTATAATATGATTCATATTAATGAATATTAATCTTTCTAAACTTGAAGATAAAGAATTAGCGCAACTCTGTGTAAAACATGATATCATTGAAGTCTCTAAATTAGGGAACTATACAAGGAAACAAGTTATTGTCTGTATAGAGGGATGGTGTAAAGCGAAACAAGAAAAATACAAGAGTAGAAGACCTAGATCAATGTCTCAACCTAATATTAATGCCAATCCAGATCCCAATATTAAATCTGTAAGCGTTGACAATACAGTGACAGAAAAAAGACCTAGGAGAGGGTCGGCGCCTAATGCTCAGAACATTAAAATGCATAAGAGTCCCCCTAAACCAAGTATTAATCCAAGAGAAAGAAGAATGTCCGAACCCCTAACTCCCGTTGAGAAACAATATGCTCAGAATGACCATCATATGAAACAACAATATCAGAAATCTCAACAGGAGCTACAGAAAGAACTCTTACAGAAAAATATGGTTAAATATGATGCATTGGGTATCTATCCCTCGGTTAATAGATTAATTGCTATAGGAGACCTTCACGGAGATCTGTCTGTAACTCTTATAGCATTAAAACTGGCGGGTGTAATTTCAAAAGACATCTTTCCATACAACGTTCAGAATATACAATGGACGGGGGGATCAACTTGGGTCGTCCAACTGGGAGATCAGATTGATAGATGCAGACCGGACGATTGGGTTAAAAATTGTGTCGCAGATTTAGATGACGTTGTTGAAGATGAAGGTAATAATATGATGATCATACAGATATTTCAGAAATTGGATGCTCAAGCGAAAAAGGTTGGGGGTAGAGTTTTAGGAATGATTGGAAATCACGAATTAATGAATATTGACAGAGATTTCCGATATGTTTCTCCTAAAGAGTTTTTAGAATTCGTTCCACCTAATGAAAGAAACAGAAAAAAAACAGATGATGGTTATCCTTATGGATATTATCATAGATTAAAGGTATTTGAACGTGGGGGTAATATTGCGAAGCATTATGCCCTACAGAAAAAAAGTATAACTATTATAGGTAAGAATTTATTCGTTCATGGGGGATTGAGTCATGAATTAGTTTCTAAATATTCAATACATGAAATAAATGAAGTCGTTAAGAAATGGCTCTTAAAACAAGAAACTAAACAGGAAGAACAGGTATTCGATGAAATATTTAGGGACGACGATGACCTTTCGCCCTTCTGGTGTAGATTATATTCTGAAGATGATGGTGAGGGTGAAAACACTTTAGAAGGATTTGAAAAATTATTGAATATCATTAATAAAAGAAATAAAAAGCTACAACCAATAGAAAGAGTTATAGTTGCTCATACTCCTCAATTCATGAATGATTTATACATGAATTCATTATATGGAGAAAGATTATGGAGAATTGATGTTGGAATGTCAAGAGCATTCGGAAAACATGATAATTGTGGGGATAATAAATATAGACAGATACAAGTTTTAGAAATTTTAAATGATCAGAAATGTAATAGATTAATGGCTCCATTTCATGGAAGACAACCATCAATAGGAATGGGTGAAAATGCTAACTTAGAAGGGGCTCCATTTTTATAATTTATATGATAGATCATATGATAAACTAGATGATAGACCATATGATAGATCGGAATTTTTCACTGGCGGATGGATTTATAATGTGTATTTAAGAAATTTAGATATAATCACTTTCAATCTACATCTCCTTTAAATTCAAAATTTAACTTTCATCGTCGTCTTGCTTAGTCGTCCGAAGGTGGAGGAATCCCTGCTGGTGGTCCCGGTTTCCCTGGTCGAAATGAGCTACCAAGATTCACTATTCGAGGTCCCGGTTTCCCTGCTGGTGGTCCAGGTTCCCCTGCCGACGCACTGCCGGCGGCAGATGCCTCGATATCTAATTGAAAATTATAGGAGTCACCTTTACTTGGAATACCTTCTTGACAATTCATTGTTTCTGTTATTAAATTGTACCAAAAATTTAACTTTTTTTCATAATAAAATTGGAACCATCCTTCCCCCGCGTCCGAAATCGCTTCAGTGCGGATATCCTTATCCCCATTCTTCACTTTCATCAGATATGTTTTTAATTCTTCCAAGTCCTCGCCTATTGACGTTAAATATTGGCTTAAACTCTCTGACGAATTAATCGCAGCCTGGCCTTTTTTAGGGATATCAAGATCAAAATGAAAATCTACACTACCCGTTTTCATTTTATTATTATTAAAATTGTATTTGAATTTGAAATGATCTGGAAATCCAAGGGTCCCAATAGAATATGAATACCATCCATCATCATCAGGACCTGCATGGTATAATAAATGGGGTATTCTCACCGTTGGATTACCCTTGGTTCTTCTTAATAATCCTTTTAGTTTTACAACCTTGTTATGCCCTGCGGCATCGGGATAGACCTTTTTAAATGCCTCCAGTAACTCAGTAGCAGATTTCACATTTCCCATTAGCTCATCTAATCCTTCGATACTAAAAGGAAAATCTTTCTTACCCATATTCATTTTCTCTTCATCAAAATTGTATTTGAATATGAAATGATCTCTTGCTCCTTCCCTCCCAATAGAATATGAATACCATCCATCATTAGGACCTGCATGGTATAATAAATGGGGTATTCTCACCGTTGGATTACCCTTGGTTCTTCTTAATAATCCTTTTAGTTTTTCAAACATTTCATCCGGGTCCTCAAAGACCTTTTCAAATGCCCCCAGTAACTCAGTAGCAGATATCACATTTCCCATTAGCACATCTAATCTCTCAGCATTTTTCAAAAGACGGCCGGCGGACCCCCCCTTCATCTTCTTTTTCTTGTGCTTTTTCTTATGACTCTTTTTACCCTTCTTACCTTTAGTGCCTTTACCTTGTAACTTTGCGGACCATGCTTTGGGGGATACACCAAGATCACTTTCTAATTCTGGTAAACTTAAAGTTTCCTTCTTTTTCTTGTGCTTTTTCTTATGACTCTTTTTACCCTTCTTACCTTTAGTGCCTTTACCGTGTAACTTTGCGGACCATGCTTTGGGGGATACACCAAGATCACTTTCTAATTCTGGTAAACTTAAAGTTTCCCTTAATTCTTCAACAAGACTTCTTTTGCTACGCTTACTCTTGCTACGCTTACTCTTGCTACGCTTACTCTTGCTACGCTTAGATCGGGGCATCCTTGAGAGTGCACGACTGATACTCTTTCTCGCTGTGCGCTTTACTCTTCGGACTCTGCTACTTCTCATTTTATAATTTTCTATAGAAAATTATTTTCTAATAATTATTTCAGGATTAATAGATTCACATATTTTTTGTGAAATATCGGATGGTAAATTTATAGAATCACATAATTTAGAGAATTCTAAACGCTGTTTCGCTAAATGAGTTTCTTTAGATAGGATTTCCTTTATTTCATCAATAATAAATTTTCTAACGAAGATCATCCAACCAGATACCGAATTTTCAAGAGGTAAAGTCCCTACTCTACGTAATTCATTTACTATTCGGAGTATATGATCTTGATTGTATTCCTTAAAATATTGTATCATTTCTATATCAATCTGATTGTTATCTTTAACGATTGAACCGTAGTAGTCTAGCATATTTGAATATTATATAATAATAGTAAGTATTACTTAAATACTTTGTAAATTTATATCAAACTCTTATATCTTTCATATGCTTCTTTAATAGGTATTCTATTAATAGCATCATATTCAGTCATATCCTTGAACAAAGCTAAATGATTCTGTAATTCGGTGTAATCCATGCATTTAGATAAGATCTTTTTACTTATTTTATATTTTTCTGATATTTCTAAAATGAGATGAGGAATAAGGTAACCAATAGAATAAGTATCAAGATTTTCTATTATTTTTTTCTTTTTAGATTTAGTTGTTAAATTATTAAAAATATCTTCTTCTATATTCTTTCTGTGAAAAATATTTTTATGAATATAAGAATATTCATCGTAATTCGTTCTGTATATTCCACCTTGATAAGCATCTATTTCCTCTTCTTTATCATTATTGCTAGCATAAGCATAAATAAAATCCAATGGATAAGGATCATATATCCTTGAACCATTTAGTTGTCCTAGAGATCTCTTTTTAATATCTTTTACATTGCTATATCTACAAGATAACCCGAAATCAATCATATAACATTTATTATCCTTTACCATAATATTTTCTCTCGATAAATCCATATGAGAGATCTTTCTTTTACTTAATTCAATGGAACCTTTAAATAATGGTTCAATAAGTTTAAAAATTTTAAAGAATGCTTTTAAAAAAGATTTTTTACCCTTGAAGGAACTCTTCTTAAATATTTTCAAGCAGTATTTAGATAGAGGAATACCGCCATATTCTCCTATTAACATATGTGAAGATCTATTGTAATCATCTTTATCTTTATCTATTTTATTTAAGCAAGTGTCAATTTCGGCTAATTTTTTTATATTTTCATAAGACGGAGGATCACACATTTCTTTCCATGTATAAGACCATTCTTTATAATTAGGGATACTCCTAATAATTTTATTCATATTAAATTCTTTTATAGTGTATTTCTTTTCCGCCTTTTTAATAAGTATTTTAGAGACTTTTGTCTTATTTTTCCTTTTTTTATGGAGATCTTTTTTACACGGAACACTCGGTTTAAAAACACAGCCGAAAGATCCCTTACCGATAAATTGAGACTTATCTTTTTTTATAGTTTTAATTTTCTTTTTTATCATATCTCTAATAATAATATTTATATTATATTATGGATAAATCTGAATTAATAAATCTTATAAAAACTAAAATAAATGAATTAAAATATGACGAAGATATAAAGATTTTACATCACACTCTACTAGAAGGAAAGAAATTATCCAAGAGTGATTCTAAAATTCATGTGGGATTAGTAAATATCCCCTGTGGTGGATTCGGTGATGTAGTCAATTGTAAAACCTTTTCGGATTATCTAAGGGAATGGTATCCCAATATGAAAGTAACAATCTGTACTTCGTCAATAGATAAATTCAAATCACTTGGTATAAAAACTAAAGATCTTATAAAATTAAAATTGATAGAAAAAAATGTTGATGGTTCCGAATGCCAACCCTTTGAAAATCTAAAATTCGTAAAAAGATCCCCTAAGTTCGATATTATGATTGTTGTCCCGATGATTAATGAAGAATTTAAATATAAATCTTTTAAAAAATTGTGGCCCAGAGCAACTAATATTAATTGTTTCTCTGTAAGCGAATATAATGGTGAATATGGACCCTATGCGTTTCCAACTGGCGTAGGCGAAGATCATTTGGGTTTAATGTTAACGAATATGAAAATAAAAAAACACAATTTCCTTAAAAGACCCTATGCTTTAGCATATACGGCCGGCCACGACAGAGGTCAAGGTGTTTTAACTCATACGAATACCTGTATTATGTCATTTATAGAGATGATCTGTAAAAAATACAACAGACATAAAAGATTTCAGTTAATTATCCCTCCATGGTTCTGTTCACAAGAAGAAGATATGGAGATAAGTCTTTTAACTTCCCCAGGATTAAAAACAAGATATAATAATATTGTAAGGAAATATTTTAATTCTTCATATCTTGTTTTAAAAGATGATAAAATAATAAAATTATTCGAAGATGGTATTAATAATAATAAGACTTTCATTTTGAGAGGTGATATTTTACCTAAACAGAGACCCGACTTTATATCATTAATAAAATATAGCGTGGAAGATGTCCTTTTAACGGGCGATCAGAGTGTTACCGATGGAATAGCATATTCTTCGGTGAATAAACGTATATGGTATCAGATTAGTCCATGGAAAAAGGATTTCATTCATGAGGTATCTAAAGAAATACCTAATAAATATTTAGATAATTTCAGAACATCTTGTGGAACATTGAAGGCAATAAGAGTTACATTAGACAATAGAAAATTAATACAAAATCATAATTTTAGAAAAAAAGGAAAAAAGAGAATGGATGCTATTTTAAAATTTCATTCTCTAAAAGACGATAAAATTATAAAAGATCTTATGGAATGCATAGAGCATTCAAGATATAAAGATACAGCATTGACTAAATTCAATAAAATGATAAAAGAATAGAAATAGAAATAAAATATTAATATGAATTATAGTAATGCCAGCATGTTCCTCCCCTATGCAGAATAATCAATATAATAAATATAATTCAATTGACGGTAGTTATAGTTGCGAAACATGTCCCTCTATTGATAACATTCGCCGAGATATAAGTAATTTTCCTTCCCCCCCTATCTTTGAAAATATTGATACCGATTCTGAAAAAGAAAATTTATTCAGACAATCTTTACAGATAGGCGCCGATTCAACGGATCCTATTATAAGAAATAAATATGGAGATTTATTACTTAATCTTAATCAATGTAAAAATTATTCAGGACAGGGGATAAATCCTGATAGGGCAGATATAGAAAGAGAATCGGCGCAGAGCGAAAGAATGGTTGATAGTGGTAAGTGGGAAATACTTGAAAAAGTTAATAATGATAACATTACAGGGAGATTAAATAAGTGTATTCAAGGTTCCTCCTCAAATAATTCAGATAAAAGTTTAGATGATATTAGGATATGTGAAATAGTTAATTTTTACGTTAATACAGATGGTTATCTGACTGGTGCAACATTAGATAGTGCTATAATGAGTCAATTCGGATCCCCTAGTACAATGAATAACAATGGAGTTGGAAGAGTTCTACCACCCCTACCCGAAGAATTATATCCACCGGGGGGAAATACAGTTGAAGATTATAAGAATTTTATTCACCAGAATAGAGGGGCATATATAACAGATGGTATTATTTTTAGATGGATCATGAATAGAAGGATACAAGAGGGTAGAGGTGGCATCCCCCCTCCATCTGTCGATAATATACTCATGGAGGAAATTTATGAAGCTTGGATAGAATTAACGAACTTTAAAAGGAATACTCCGGGTGCTTCTGATGTTTTAGATGGATTAAGTATCCAGAGTTTTTTTGAAGGACAACCTTCATCAATTGAATTTGAGATGTGTATGAATAATATTTTTGATAATGAATTACATAATAAATATAAAGATCATGATCACAATATACAAGGAAGAATATCCGAACATACAGATATAACTCAATTACATCCAAGAGAAATAGATTATATAGAAGATAAATTAAAAATAATTGCGACATTAAATCCTGAAGATGCGATGGAATGTATGAATATACTAAATATAGGAGAAATGATATGCGATAAAGGTGTTTCCGATAGAATGTTAAAGATGGGATATCTCGTGATGCATATCATAGGTTTAGATAAAATGCATTTAGATGGAATTCAACCTGGGTCACATAAATATCAGAAACTTAAACACATATTAGATCGTTTAACTCCTTACATTAGAAGAGCAGTAAAGAAAATTATAGAAATATCTAAATATTATGAAAAGCAGACCTGTGGTTTTGAATCTGCTTCCACGCATATTTTAGAGACCATTTACGATGATGTATTCGAAAAAACTAAAGAAGTTGATATTAATATTCAAGGATTAGATCTCATACCAACATATCTCATTAAAGATACGAATATGATGGAATTCGCGCGAACAATCATATTACTAATAGTTATGATCGCGGGTATATATGTATTAATGATGATATTAAATAGACCTGTCGCAGTAGCATCCGCTTAATCTATTAATATGCTTAATATACTTAATATACTTAATATACTTAAAAATGTACCACTATATAATTTTGATATACTAATGGAAACCGCTTTCTGGCAAGAACTAGATACCAATAATTTTAATGTATTTATTCGTGATTTATCATCATCAGTAAATACTAATCTTAAACATATGATTGAAGATCTTGATAAAGAAGATTCTAATGAGAACAAGAAAAATACTAAACTTAAAAAGATGAAAAAGAAAGATCTTATTATTTTAGAACAGAATAAAAAGAGATATAATAAATCCGTAGAAGATGATAAAAGAACAATTGAATTTCTCCTTAAAAATATAAATGACGATAATCCTTATCTTAACTTTGAAAAGATTAAGACAGATGAGGGTAAAAAGGAATATAAATTTAATTTATTAGAAAGATACTGGAAAAAGAAATACGTGAAACACATTTTTATTCTTTATTTTCATCTTAAAGAGGAGAAAGATATTTCGCCCGAAAGAAAAGAATTATTTAAAAAAATTAAAAAAGTTTTAAAGAAATATGATTCTAAATTATTTATGTTTTCCGATTTAGGAGATCTTTTACCTCCACTTAATTTCTGGGATAAAGGACCTCTAAAATTAGATCAATGGCAACAAGATATCATTAAAATGATAAAAAATAAAGAATCAGTTATTGTTCGGGCTCCAACATCATCAGGTAAAACATTCATAGCAATGGCGACAGGTATATTACATAATAATATTTTATATGTGTGTCCTGCTAAACCAGTTGCATATCAAGTTGGTGCTAATTTTATAAAGATGGGTTATAAAGTTCATTTTTTAATAGAAGGTCATGCTCATAAAACATACAATGAAAAAACTAATATTTTTATTGGAATCCCCGAAACAATTGAAAGATATATTTATAAGACAGGGACTCATTTTAATTATGCAGTTTATGATGAAATTCATAATTTAAATGATTCATATGAGAATATTATAAAATTATTAAATTGTAATTTTTTAGCACTTTCAGCGACTATTAATAATACTGAATATTTAAGAGATAAATTAAATGAATATTATGTCGGTTGTAAGATAAATTATGTTGAATATAATACTAGATTTATCAATCAACAGAGATGGATTTATCAAGATAAATTAGATAAACTTCATCCTATCTGTTGCTTAGATATTAATAATTTTAACTTATTTAATAATATTTCATTTACACCGAATGATTGTTCTATTCTTTATGAAAAATTATCCGAAACATTTGAAGATACAGATTTAGAAGATTATATTGATGAATTATCGCCTGATAATTATTTTAAAGAAGATAAATTATTAACGCTTGATGATACAAGGGTTTATGAAAAAATATTAAAAGAAAATATAGAAGCTATACATAAGAAATATCCTGATAAATTAAATAATATTCTTTCAAGTTTTAATAAGGAAATACAACACGATGATAATTATAATTTTCTTCCATTATTTCGGGATTGTAAAATGAAAGATCTTTTACCTATGATTTTATTTCATACCGACGAATCTATTAGCAAAGATATTTTTAATATAATAGATAAGGAATTAAGGGAAACCGAAGAAGATGAATATCCATTTCATTATGATATTTTAGAGAAAAAGAAAGAATATTATGAAAAATATATAGAGGCAAGGGGGGATTATTCGTCTAAAATAAAGATTAAAACTAAGGATGCTACAACAGAAAAAAGAGAAAAGATGTTGGAATACGATAAAAGAGAAAGGAATAGATATATTGAAAATATTTCCCATTATTACAGTCAATGTATTGGAAAATGTAAAAAAGAAAAACAAATTAACAATCTCACGAAAGAACTAAATGAATTCTTACAATATCCGGATTTCCGGATGATAGATCAATTCGTAAAACATAAACAATTCTGCTTTACACCCCAAGAACCTATGTCTGGTTCTGAAATTAAATCAATAAAAAGAGAAATAAAAAAAACAACAGGGAAAACTATCGAATATGAAGATCCATTATTTCAGTTATTAAAGAGAGGAATTGGTATCTACGTAGAATCTAATCCGGAGGAATATAATTGGATTGTTCAGAGACTAATAACTGAAAAAAAATTAGGAATAGTTATCTCTGACAAAACATTATGTATGGGGATTGACTTACCAATTCGTTCTGTATGTTTTACAGGTTATAAAAATCCAGGTTTTACTAAGGAAGATTATCTTCAGATGAGTGGTCGGGCGGGTCGTAGAGGGAAAGATACACAGGGTAATATAATTTTCCATAATATAAAAAATTATAAAGAACTAATGATGGGTGAATTACCTGAATTAAAGTTTCAAGAAAAAGAAATAAATCCGAGTTATAACTCACTGGAAAGGTTAAATAAGAAAATAGATTTGAAGGGATTAAATATAAGAGATACGATAGATACAGAAAATCCAAGAATTTATAAATTATTATGGTATCTTAAAAATTATAAAAAAAGTTTAGAGTTCGGTCTGAATATCAAGAAATATGAAAAAAAATTATTCTTAACGAATGAAAAAGACAGAGAATATACATTATTCAATCACATTAAAGAAAATTTAA